CTCCAGTTCCAGCAACTCTTTTTCTATCCTGATTCGTTCTGGTCTGATTAACTCTTGTGATTTGTCTATCGGGATGCCTTTTTCGATAGGAATAATTTAGGGGGCACAGAATAAAAAGTACCACGAAGCATTAACGAGCGGATGCGCTGAAACGCCCTATCCATCGGCTTTTTAGAAGATTCGGGCAGATTCGCCCATTAAAAACAAAAAGTGACATTATGTTGCATTTGGGTGACATTCCACCCCTTATAAGAGCCCAATAAAGCCTCTATTGGGACATTACCACTCATTTACCCTTAAAATGCCTTAGAATAGCCCGTAAAGCGGTTTTAAACAACAAAAACCATCTAAAGGATGTCCAATTTTGCGGACTCCCTTTACCGATCTGTAATTGTTAATAAAACTGTTAAAAATCAGTATGGGCATTCAAATGGGCATTCAATGGGCATTCACCATAAAAAACAAAATGTTCTAGATGGGCATTCAATGGACATTCAAATCACCTGTTTTTTTTTCTTGAGTTTTGATATATAATACATGAAAATATATCGAGATTACAGGAAAATAATGTGAGTTGCCCCCTTTAATACATATAGAATTATAACGTGTTTTATTTAATATACTGATTATTAGTAGTTTATATGCAAAATGTTTATATTTGCATAGATTCAAGCTGCAAATTATGTGTTGGTGTGTGAAATAGACGCGTCGAAGTGCTCCCGGTTTCATTACCGGGGCACTTTAAAACAGTGAATCTAGCCAATTCGTTATATAAGTGTCAGGATATAGGCTTTAGTCTATTTTTTAAGGTAATAAGATTGTTGTTCGCGTGCTCCCGGATTTCTCCGGGAGTTTTTAAATATAAGTTATGGATATAAATGATGTAAAATTGAATTGGAAAGAAAGAACTGATGTTTTGTCGAAAATGATCAGAACTCTCGGAAAACAAAAAACGGCTGAACAAATCGACGGGTTTATTGATAAATTAATTGCTGTCGAAGGTGATGAAGATAAGGAACTCGTTGAATTTTTGTTCAAACTACGGTGCGATGTTTTAAAGGATCGAGTTATTTAAAACATTTTCTGTATAATATTTTTTGCTGTTTTAAAATATTATCATTTTATTTGCATGAAATAACAAAACAACAATCTTATAAAACAAAATCATGAAAAAAGTAATGCTTTTAGTACTAGCTAGTACATTATCTTTATCGTTGTCTTCATGTTATAGCTCTCAATTGTATGTAGGTGGCATGGAGGTTGATGAACCAAAGAGAGTTTTCAACTCAAAGACAAACAATCATTTTCTTTTCGGACTTATATCACCAGCATCAAACAAAAAGGATATTAAGCAATATGTTGGAGATCGTCAGAAGTATGCAATCAAAAATCACCATACTTTTTTTAACGGTTTTTTGGAGGTTATAACTTGTGGTATCTATACTCCATCAAAAACTACATTTTATGTACCTATAAATGAATGACATTTAAAATTTTAGCCTCGTTCTTTTTAAGTTCGGGGCATTTTTTGTAATTGTATCTTCACTCAATTATTATCTTTATTTTATGGTCGGGGCATCGGGTTGCGCAGAAGAGCCTGATATACGCGATGAGCTCCGCTTTTTTTGGACAGTTTCTGCATGGAAGTCGGAGTTTGTTGTTGGGGATTCCTGCTGTTTATCTTTCAATAGAGTTTTCAAGTTTCCTATTTCTTCAGACATGGAGAGCAATTTGGTATGCAATTCTTTTATCTCAGCATCTTTTTTTTGAATATCTATATACATCTTATATAATAAGTCACCATTTTCAAGAGATGTATCTGAATTTTTTTTCTTGTTTTGTGTTTCTTCTGGAAATGAAGCTGATGTTGAAGAGGATTCATTTTTTAGCATAGAGCCTTCGCCAGTAAGAAGCCAGCCGATATCTAATCTAGGGAAATTTATTGCAATGCTTTTTAATTTATCAGGTTGAATAGATACTCTCATGCCTGAAATAAAGCCTGTAGATACCCCTATTGTTCTACAGAAATCAGTATCTTTTATACCCTCCTCTCTTAAAAATAACTTAAGTCTTTCTTTAACAGACATTTCCATTGTTTTATTATTTATATTATATTCTAAATAAATTGCAATGCAATAAATTATTCACCTTTTTTTTGTTTTAAATATTGCATTGCTTTATATTTGCATCAGGTTTAATATAAACCGCGCCAAATATAGCAATTTTAATCCAATAAATATCGAATATGGGACAAGTAATTAAGTTAGGTGCACAAGGCAAGAAAGAACTTGCTGTCGCCTTTAAAGTAACAACAGCTTATGTCGGACAGGTATTGTCCGGTCAGAAAACGGGAGGTAAAGCCCCGGCGATCTGGGAAGCCGCCAAGAAGCGGAACGACAGCGAGCTGTACAATATTGACAAAATCGCCAAGCATGAGACTGTAAAGATTCTCGACAACAAGGGTAACGTAAAAGCAGAACGTACTAATTAATAATGTATAATTATGGAAACACCGAACAACAACCAGCAGACAACAGGTCTGCAAATCTTCTTCAAAGAAGATATTGATGCTAATGTAAGGGTAAAGGTAATCAATGGAGCTCCTTGGTTTGTGGGGAAAGATGTGGCGGCTTCTCTAGGGTACACCAAAACACGAAACGCGATTTCGCAACACGTTGATAATGAGGACGCCCTAAAACAGGGCGTCCCTGATAATCAAGGATTTATTCAAGAAACAATTTTAATCAATGAAAGTGGCATGTATGCTCTTATTTTCGGATCCAAGTTACCGACTGCCAAAGCATTCAAAAGATGGGTAACAAACGAGGTTCTCCCCTCCATCCGTCGTACCGGCGGTTACTCCGTTCGTCCGGCACAGCATCCGACGCTTCCCGCACCCAAGTTCCGTCCGGACTTCATCGAATGGAAACGGGCTGTGTGCCGTTATCTCAACCGGAATGATCTGAAAACGGTCGCCACCAACATGAAAGTCACCTACTCCCATGTATGCAAGGTGTATTCCGGCAACACAATGAGCCGCCGTATAGCCGACAGACTGACGAAGCTGGCTATCTCCCACAAGAACAAAGGCATCATATATCCCGAACCTGTTCCGGTGTACAGGCAACTGCTGATAGAATGGGAGGAACAGGGATGATTACTTATACGATGGGTATCAACCTTGAATACCTGAGGATCGCGATAACGATCTGGCGTGAATACGGGATGCTTTGCCCCATCATCATTCCCAAGGACCAGGACGCCGAAGGGGCGGTGATGGTGAAGATAGGACCGACAACCGACATGAAGGTCGCGGAGATGGTCGACAAGATATGGGACATAGCCGGCGCGAAGCGTCTGGTCAAGGAAATCGAAAAATAAGAGAATATGAATAATAGAATATCAGACTTACCGTTAACCACTACCCCGGTGGGGTTGGGTTATAATAATATGAATGTGTTTAGAAACTCATTAGGGGAATTACAGGTCCAACTGGCAGCACCGCCGCTTGGCCTTGACGGGTCAATTTTTTTAAAAGGTGAAATAACACATGACGCCGGAGAGGTCCGGATGATCAGAAAACATAAACTGATAAAAATTGAAAGATTATGAAGAAACTGACAGCAATTTTGAAAGGCTGCAACCTTGTGGACAAGTTGTTCAGCCTGCGTGAGAAAGAGATCAACCGTAAGATCGAGGGAGCCAAGGACGATTGCGAGAGACGCAAGGCCGAGGCGGAGATCAAGTATGAGAACTATTGCAAGGAACTGGGTGAGAAAGATGTAGACTACCGGCGCATCATCAACGGAATGCTTGAATGCAAGCAGGAGATAATGGACGCCGACGAAACGCTCAAGGTGATTGCGGAGGTGGAAGCGGACCTTCAGTCCGAGGCCGAGCTGGAGGAAGAGAAAGAAAAATAGTTCATACAACCGGTAATAGATTGAATTTTAGTTAGACATTCCGTCCCGGTCCGTGACGGATAGGGACGGAGATTTAAAAACAATTTTATAAACCAAATAAACGATGAAAAAGAAAAAAGCTATAAGAACACTGATCGAAATTGATGAAGTGTTCCAGAATGTAGAGCCCGGACATTTTTTCGTAGTAAGAATCTTCGGCATTCCGATAGCACGGTTCAACCAGATGGCACGGAATGTCGAAGAAGATGAGGAAGACGGAGATTAATGTTTATCTAGCAGTATAGGAGCGAATTTATGAGTTTGAAGAATCCCCCCTTTGGACAGCCATATACATTCGACTTCCTGAATGTCAGGATATTCACCGGTAACACTTTTAACAGTCATTCTGAACCGGTCTTTAGCGTATTTGTCTTCGCTTTTGAGATATACCACATCTCCTACTTCAAATTTAACAGGCTTTACTTTAGGCATGATATATAAATTTTAATTACACAGCTACAAATGTAGCAAAACTGCTCCGGTCTGCGACGGATAGGAGCAGAAATTTAAAAACAATTTTATAAACCCTTAAAAATGATTCGTAATGAAAACATTCAGAATAATCCATATAGCGGCCGCTGTCATCGGCCTTGTGGTAGTGCTCAGACTGGCGGACAACCTCCGTTCCACCTTCAACGAGAACCTTGCCGCTTCGGTCCTTGCAGTCGTATGCTGCCTTTCCCTTATCGGACAAAGGTATTACAGGGAGGAGAAGTAGGACCGCGGTCAGGGAGCCGGAAGGCGGCCCTCGTTTCCGGTCCGACGCCGGAAACCGCACAAGGTTAAACAATAAAACGGTTGATATGGCTGTAATCTATAATGACAAGGTATGTATCTACGCCAACGAGCTGATCATGTATGATCCGAAACGCAAGGTGGGTTCCGAGAAAGGCTTCCTCCCGATAGGAACATACAACACGAAGGTGAACAGAAAGCAGATTGTTGTAGCCGAGCGTGCCAGCCTCAGACGTCCCGCCCTGGTGGAGTTCGACTCGCTGGAAGTATACATACAGCAATTATACATCAAATATTACGGTGATCCCCATGAGGATGTCGAACGTGCCGCCACCAGCCCGCTTGAGAGGGCTGTAGGGTACAACGAGGCCGCCTACTCCTTCTTCACCACCTACAGGGACGGTGTGGGAAAGCCGCTCAGACCGGAGAAGGTCACGCTCTATACGCTCCAGGCACGTGTCCTGGATGCAGTCATCCGGCTGCGCGACAGCAATGCGGAATGCGGTTTCGGACGTGGCGGCTCCCGTTTCAACGTATGGGACAGGTTGAGTGAGATGGTGAACGACCTGCTGAAGGTGCGGGACAGCAAAGGCAACACCCGCTATCCCCACAAACTTCCTTCGACGGGAAAGACGCTCAAACGTAAAGTGGACCAGTATGAGGCGGAAGGCTTCATCGCTTTGGTGCACAAGAACAAGGGCAACACGTCCGCCGCCCTGATACGGGACGAGGAGGACGAGGCGATCATGCACAAGCTGCTTTCCCAGCACATGAATTTGAACAACGCACAGATAATGGAACAGTACAACAAGATAGCCTCCATATTGGGGAAACCGGAAATCAAGAGCCCTGTCACTGTGGACAGGTACCGGAAGATGATGGAATCCACCACCCTGGGGCACCAGCGCGGTACCGCCGCGCTGAGGAACTCCCTCGAGATGCAGCACAAGCGCGAGGCTCCGAAGACCGCCATGACCTACTGGACACTGGACGGATGGGACGTGGAACTGGTCTACCAGAAGAGGCAGCCGGTGGACAAAAAGGTGAACGGCGAGACAAGGACTTACAAGAAAACCACCATCCACAACCGCAAGACCATCGTGGTGGTGCTGGACGCCTGCGGCAAGTATCCGATAGGATATGCCATCGGCGACCATGAGAGCCCGGCATTGATACGAGAGGCGCTGCGCAACGCCATCAAGCACGCCCGGGAACTGTTCGGTGCACGGTACAAGCCGCTGCAGCTGCAGAGCGACAACTACCAGAAGGGGGTAATGGTTCCGTTCTATGAGGCGATGACGGTGCACTACATTCCCGCCGCGCTCCACAACGCCAAGGCCAAGATCATCGAGCCGTACTTCAATTATCTGAACAAGACGTACTACCAGCTGGAGAAGAACTGGAGCGGTGTGAACATCAACAGCAGGCGCGGCTCCCAGCCCAATATAGAGATCCTGAACAAGAACCGCCACCTGATCCCCGACGAGGAGGGCGTGCTGGCGCAGATACACGGCATCATGCAAAGGGAGCGGGCCAAGAAGCTGGAGGCGTATATGGCCGCATGGGAACGCACCCCCATGGAACGCCGGATGCCGTTCTGTGACGAGGAGTACCTGTTTCTCATGGGCGACACGACGGGGCGCACCAACCGGCTAACCGGCAAGGGGCTGCTGATCGAGCTCTTCGGGGAGAGGATCAATTACGAGAGTTTCGACATGGAGCTGCGCAACCATTTCCACGAGGACTGGTCCGTGCACTACGATCCCGACGATCTGTCGCAGGTGCTCATCGTCAATGCCGAATCCACCAAAGGGCACCGGCTGGCAAAGGAAACGGGGGACCTGAAATTCCTCCTGCAGCGTGACATGAAGACACCGATGGCCCTGATCGACCAGAAACCCGAACATTTCGAGCACCGCAGGAAGGTGGACGAGTTCAACCGGCAGTTCGAGCGGCGGTATGTGGCCAGACAGGAGCAGGTGGACGAGGTGATAACCGCCATGCAGGAGCGGAACCCGCTTCTGAAGAGCAACAGCCTGCTGGACCGCGCCCTGCTCACCGACAGCCGGGGACAGCACAAGATCCGCAAATACGAGGCGCGTGGCCAGACGGTGGAGGACGTGGATTTTGAAGAGATTGCGCCCGGACCTCTCAGGGTTCCGTCCCCTCTTGCGGATGACGATTACGAATGGGACGACGCCGACATGAATTTTTCAAGATGATTTAATAACACTTTAAAAACAGCATAATTATGGATAAGGAAGCATTGAAACAGTACATAGAGAATTTGATAGAACGTGGTTCAAAACCTTCAGAACTGGCCCGTCGCTGCGGCGTGTCCGATGCGGCGATGTCCCAGTTCCGTTCCGGCAAGTACGGCGCGAATGACGACAACCTGGCGGTCAGGATCGCCACAGGCCTTTATTTCTATGAGAATTCCCGCAATGTGGTTGATACCGTAACCTCTTACCGGCAGGTGAAGCGGGCGTTCGAGGTTGCCAGGAGAAAGAGCAAATGGGTATGTATCAGCAGCCGCAGCGGAAGCGGAAAGACCCAGTCTCTGATCGACCTGTACAATCTGTGCGGTGACAAGGGGGTTGTATATATCAAGTGCCGCAAATGGAGCAGCCGCAAGTTCCTTACCAAACTGGCACAGGCCATGGGAGAGAATGTGACGCGCTATATGGATAATGACAGCCTGCTGGACCTGTGCATCGCGCACATGAATTCCCTGTCCTCCTATAAGCCTGTCTTGCTGATAGATGATGCCGGCAAGCTCACGCATTCGGCCATGTGCACGCTTATTCCCCTGTATGATGACACGCTGGGGCGCATGGGGTGTCTGGTGGCCGGCACGGAAACGCTGGAGCGCAATATCAGGCGGTATGTGGGACGTATTGAAGGGTATGACGAGATAGACGGGCGTTTCGGCCGCAATTACATCACCCTTCTGGGCGCTACCAAAAAGGATGTCATCGCCATCTGTATGGCCAACGGCGTGCAGGACAGGGAGACGGCGGAAGAGATATGGGGAAAACTTCCCAAGGTCAAGAAGCAGCCGCGTGAGGACGATCCCCGCCAGGTATTGTTCGCCGATGACCTGCGCGAGCTTTCGGGAATGATAGACAATGTGGTAATCAGACAGGAAATCAGCAACGGAGGAGCCGGCTTATGATCAGGTCATTGTCGTTTGACAACATATTGAACAAAAAATACGAATACATCCCCTTTTCCAAGGATTTCATGGATGCCTTTGGAAAGAGGCAGAAGTCCGGGGCGTGGATCGTATACGGCAAGTCCGGACAGGGAAAGACCTCCTTCACCTTCCAGCTGGCCAGGGAGTTTGACCGTATCGGCTACAAGGTGCTGTTCATTTCCCTTGAAATGGGTGTCGAGTCCGATTTCAGGGACTCCCTGCTCGGATTCATGAATTCGTCAAGGAGCGGGATGCTGTTCTGGGACGAGGTCCCCACTTTTGATGAGTTTGACGAATTTCTCGGGAAACAGAGATCCCCGGACGTGGTCATCATCGACTCCCTGCAGAGTCTTGAAGGCGAGATGGACGTCACCGCCAAACAGCTGGTCGAGCTCAGGAAGAAATACAGGAAGAAGATATTCGTATACATCTCCCATGTGGAGGGGAAGGAGGTGCAAGGCACGGTGGCCTACAGAGTCAAGAGGGACTGCTTCTCCCGCATAGAGGTGAACGGGTTCTGCGCCCGGTACATGAGCCGTGGTGTTCCCGGTCCGAAAGGATTCTATGTGGTCTGGAAGGAGGGCTATGAGAGATGCTGGCTCAGGAACAGTGACGAACCATTTAACAGCAATAGCAATGAACAAGACAATTGAATTACCCGCGACAAATGCCCAGAAGCGGTGCATACACCGCCTCAGACGGCAGTTCGGATTGGACGAGGATGAATACAGGCATCTTGTCCGGCAGTTCAGCGGCGGACGGACAACGACGTCCGCGGAGTTGTGCAAAAGCGAGGCCGCAAGGCTGATCGGGACGCTGCTCGATCCCGACGGAAGAAAGGATCCGGAAAGACGGGAGAAACTGGCACTGGTCAAGGCCATTTACGCCGTGTCAATGGACATCGGTTTTCTCAACAGGAGCTACCGCAGCGACAATCCCGTGGAGGTTGAGATGAACAAGGCGAAGATCACCTCCTTCCTGAAGAGCCACGGAGGATGCAGGAAGCCGGTGTCAAGCCAGAACCTAGAGGAACTGAAGGCCACACTGAAACAGCTGAAGGCCATAAGACGGAAGGAGGAGGTATGAGAATAAAGCACCTTGTGTATGTGATATCCGCCCTCTCGGCTTTCACGGGCATGATAGTTAATGATGACTTCTGGGCGAAAACATGGTCACTGAACGCCATGTTATGGATTCTGGTAGCATGGATAAACGATAATAACAATAACAATGATGACAATGGAAAAGACGAAATTCGAAAAGGAATGTGCTGACATGTGTGCCGATTGCCACGCCAAAGGGCTGGACATCTGCCGGGAGGACGCGGACACCGTGCAGCCGATGTTCGCCCGGTGCGGGCTGTGCGGGAAGGTGTTCTGTGAATACAACAACCACATGACCGTGAACCATCTCTGCTGGGAATGCCAGACAGCCATAGAACAGAACGTTGATTGCAACGAGGAGATAATCGACCCTGATTTATTCAGGAATTTATTCACCAATAAATAAGAACAGATATGGATATCAAGAATTTATCTGAAAAGGAACGTGAGGCCCTGCTAAGCAAGCTGCAGGCCGAAAAGAAAAGAAAGGACGGGGATCGAAAGAAGAACTACCAGAAGCTGCGTGCCAGATTCCTCGCCTCTGTGGAGAGGAAGCTCCGCAAGTATATCAAGGACGGTCAGGAGTTCAAGGAATGGCTCCGTAAGGAGGCCACCGCCTACTATGACCAGCTGAAGGAGTACGGCGGTCTGAAACGTGACGAGCAGCTCGGGTTCGAGGTGA